ATTTCGGCCCTCATGATGAGTAATTATCTTGAGTGTGCAGCAAACAGATTTGATAGTAACATCTTTGAAACCGGGCTTGTCTTGGGAGTAGATGCGATGAATAGTGTTACGGGGTCTGCTTGCAACGGAGGATCCGAATCCACATCGGTTGGAAGGCGTCCTGAGGTAAATGGGAAAGACTGCATAGCAGTTTCTCATTCCCCTAAGAGGTCAGAGGACAACACTCTGGCCCACATCGGCGGATTAAGCTACGAGCTGGCCGTTGATGTTTCTTTAGATGTGTCGAATTTAGATGATGCGGTACGCCGCTCTACGACCATCTTAGACAATTTGAATTCAAATCACCTATCTACGGAAGGCAATTGTTATTCAAAAACACTCGACGAAAATTTTCCAATAGGAGACAAAACATTGGGCGATTTTACTTATCATGGCATTTTCCATCCTGTTAGGGATGATGACAAGAATTTTAGGGAGCAGAGGGCTTTAGGGGCGTATTCTTTTGATGATACATGTGATGATTTTCCACATGATGGTGCTTATGATTGTTTGACCTGCGGAGGCAGATGTTTGAGAGGGTTTTATCAGCACGATAAAATGAACTCGTTCAAAGCTTGGAAGACTTATACCAGGCTAGTTGACATATACGAAAATGTTGAGGAGTGCAGCATATATGATTTCCTTTCTCTATTGAGGAAACAAAAAATTCCAGTGTGGTATCTGGAAAAATGGCTTAACGGATCGCCATTCTTCCCACATTTGATGAAACAGACTAGGAGTCGCACAGAGCTCCAATTTTTGAAGACCCATACGATACGCTGTGGTTATGTCACTGAAATAGAAAAACCTGATAACAAAATCTTTGGTAGGAAAAAGAAGAGGCCTGGTGGTGACTTTGTCTGGGTGTATGTGGAAAGGCCTGATGACCTCTGGGTCTCTGAAAAGATCACTCGTGAAACCATGGAATCAGATGAATTCCATCAACAATATTATCTTTTCTGCCTCAATAGTGTGTTATATGCTCTAGATTCTTTTCTATTACACACAGATGAGTATTTTGATGCAGTGAAAAGCATGCCGGAGCCTGAAGTGGACTACTCTGTGAATCAAGAAAAGAAAAACAGCCTAATAATGGCCCCCATGGTACTCTTTAATAAGAAAGTGGATTGCACAAATTGCTTTACAACAGGACATACAGCCGAGTTCTGCTTTGAAACCAAAGAGCCAGTTTCAGATCTCATCAACAATGACCCTTGCTTCGTACCTGACAAACAGATCACACCATCTGAAGCTATAGAAATAATTCTCCAATCAGATCCAAATTTACCACAGGAGAAAGAGATATTTAATTGCTGGTTCCCAAATGATATCAAGAAGAGGTACAAGGTCCCTATGTCGAAAAGGGAAAAATTTTTTGAAGCTGCCAATGGATATTGCTCTAAATCCCAGACCACTAAAGAAATACTTTCTACCATGATTCCTGTTGAAGATTTGCCTATGAACCACACGATAGAGAAAGGATTATACAAGGGAAAGAATGTGGATGAAATTCTCATGATGCGCGGAGCGCCTTTAGATGATGACCTTATAGAGGAATTTGATAAACTAAACGCAATACCAAAATTGAAAGGCAAATATGATGATGAGGATTTGGACGCGCTAAATCACATCAGAGATGAATTGATACATATAGTAGGTAAACTACCGGAAATCCGAAATTTCAAGATACCAAATTATGAAGGAATTGCCAGTTCTTCAATTTTGGCTTTATTGTCAGCAGCTGTGGGTTTGAATTTCGGCCCAACCATTGCCATAACTGCTTGTGCTTACCTTGTAGCAAAAATTGATGCAAAGAATTTGCCAACGCAAATCTTGAAAGACTTGAAATCATGTGTCACGGAGAAGATGAATTTAAATACTTATGTTAAAGAGGTGCAGGAATGGAAATTTAGTAGACACATTGAAAATCCTACCAATGATTGTAGACCGCTTGGGGATAGGGGTGAACTAAAATTGAAAAATCCTAGAGTTGCTGTCTTCGATGTCACAACAGAATTGAAACCAAAGAATTGGGCTGGTAGAGCATTCATCAAACTTAATAGTCTGTGTGGAAAATATGGGTATAAAACAAAGAAAATACTAGAGCCCAGGACAGTATCTTTGGAAATAGCAGCACAAAGTACTTCACCAATGGTGGTTTCTAACACAATGAGTTTTAACATGGCCAGAGATAGAATAGAAAGATCCGCCAGATCGGTACAGGGAGTGAATTATGATAAGGACAGAATATTGACTGAAGATGACATGATGAGACACACTGTTGACTTCGCCACTGTGCTCATGAGCAAAAATAGAAAGAATATTCCATATAAGAGAAAAAGACGTGTTTGTAGAGGATATAGAGTTGGTGAGCTGCCAATAGCAAAATGTGATGTGCTGCCTGAAATGACATCCAAATCAAAAATCAGATTGAAAGATGTCATTGAGGAAGATAATAAAAGACCTGTCGTTTCTACTGAATTACTAACCAGATTCCCATTCAAAAAGTTTATCCCAGATCCGTCTCATAGAAAAACTTTAATCTGTGGACTCAGAAAAAGAATTATGTGTGTTCCACCCAAACACAATCCCGAAAAATTGGTCAGATTAATGGAATTTAATAAAATGGTCATGAGAGAATTATTGACACCAATCCCAAGGCATGAAGACACCTCATTTGAGCATTGGGCAACAAGAACATCATATTCAGGAACTAGGAAAGCAGAATTGGCATTCGTTGTAGCTGAAATAATTGACATACATAAAATGGGCTACAGACGAGTAAATGGATTTGGAAAAGATGAAGATTATGACGATCCAAAATTGCCCAGAGGAATATATTCACGTTTGGATGCTATAAAATGTATAATTGGACCTTATGTCAAATTAATTGAAGATGCTGTGTATAAGTTGCCTAATTTTATAAAACACGTACCTGTAGCTGCTAGACCCAAGTATATGTACGATATGTTATATGGTGCTAACAGAAAGTACCTTGAAAGTGATTATATGTCTTTTGAATCACTATTTGGAATTGAGCAGATGGAGGCAATGGAATTCCCACTCTATGATTATCTATTATCCGAATTGCCCAATGGTCCTGAAATAGCTCAGTTGATGAGAGAGATGTTTGGGGGAGCCAACGTAATAGACTTTAACGAGTTGACGCTATATTTAGAAGCTAGAAGAATGAGTGGAGAAATGACAACCAGCATAGCGAATGGCTGGTCTAATATGATTATGATGCTGTTCATATTAAATGAAAATGGTGTTGACTGGAGAGATGTGGATCAGGTAGATGAAGGTGATGATGGACTAACGGCCATAGATTCATACATGCCAACTGTTGAAGATTTTGCAGAACTGGGCTTCAACATAAAATTGACACCTCACGATAATCTCAACGAAGCAAGCTTTTGTGGTATGGTGTATGATGTAGATGAAGAGATAGTGGTTAGGAATCCACTAAATTTGTTAGCAGGACTATTTTGGACGAATAGAAAATATGTCTCTGCAGGAGATAAAGTTTTGAAGGGCCTATTCAGATGTAAAGCCCTCAGCCTATTATACAGTTATCCAGGATGTCCAATAATTTATTCTGTAGCGAAGTGGATGACAAGAGTTTCAGAATCATTTGGTGCTCCTTTGGTGGAAGCCATTGGGTCCAGGTATATGTAAGAACAGTTTCTATTAAATCAGGACTATTATACTAAGAATAAGGATAAGTTCCACAAGAAAGTGGGCCAGGCAACACGCAACCTGGTTGAAAAACTCTATGGAATTACCACAGAACACCAAATTCAAATCGAAAAATATTTCAACGCCAAAAATGATTATCTTGAGATAGATTGTCCCCTACTAGATAGTTACATGCCAGATAAATTCAGAAAATTCTATGATTTATACACAGAGGAAGTGGATGTTACTGACATGGATGAGATAAAATACACGGTTAAAAATTACCCATATGATGCGAAGTTTGATCTATATGATGATGATCCAAACATGTGGGTAAATGATCACCAGCTGAAGAATGATCCAGAGACTAAGGATTGGTACCAGCAAGCTATGGACATCAAAATGGATAAGAAGAGGGATCTGAAAATATCCGAAAAAGAGCACGACAATTCCTTTGATGATGATTCGGACTTTGAGGAAATTGGTGCGATAGAACAACAGAATGGATTCGGAGAAGATGGTGGATATCCAGTTCCAAAGAGCGAAAGCGAACAAGAAAGATGCATAATTATAGAAGAAGAATCGGATTTGAATTATGGATATACTGAATCATGGAATCAGAATGACTTCGGACAGGAAGATAGCTATTTGGAGGATTTCAAGTATAGACTCACTAACAGCTATAATTACAAACAAGCTGGAAAATTAGTCGACAGATTATGGACTAAGGTCAAAGTATTTGGGAAGAAATTGAGACCAGGTGGTTGCTCTCTAATTATGGTGTTTTATGAAACACCCGCCGAAAATAAGGATATTTTACAGGGAGCAGAAATGCAACGTAATAATAGAACTATGAATTCTAAGAGAGGCAAACTTTCCAATAGGAGAAATGTCAATCGTAATAATGTTAATTTACCCAAAAGAAAAATCAAGAAACAAATTAGACCTAGGGGTAATAGGGCTATTAACTATTCCAGGGCCCCAGCAGCACTTGGGACACAACTTAGGACTAAAGATGCTAAATTTTTTAGATCCACTGATGGTTCAATTAGAGTGGTACATCGAGAACCCTTAGGAACACAATTGGGATATACGAACTTTACTGTGGCTTCATTTGCAGCTAATCCAGGCCTAACGGCAACTTTTCCATGGTTATCTAAAATAGCGCAGAACTTTGAGACTTACAAGTTCAATAAATTAAACGTGGAATTCATCACTTCTGTGGGTTCCAACATAGGAGGATCGATTTGTATAGCTCCAGACTACAATTCAGCGGATGGATCTCCTGCCAACATACAGCAAATGGAACAATACATGGATGCCTGGAGAGATGTATGCTGGGAAAATGGTGTATGTAGAATAAGTCCAAAAGGTATGGGAGCTCTGGGACCAATGAGATACATGCGTGGTGCGCCCTTGGCATCCAATTTAGATATCAAAACTTATGACGTTTGTAACATTTTCGTTGGTACTAGTGGTGTGGTTGCTAATGCGTCGCAAATTGGGGAGATTTGGGTAAGTTATGATGTTGATCTCTGTATACCGAATGCTTTTATAGCTGATGTGCAAGAACCAGATAATGCTTTCGGATATGTTTACAGCTCTGCCGGAACTGGTATTTCAACAACAAGTGCGTTTGGCACGGCTTCTACAGCGGTGGGTCCTTTGGTAATTACAGGTGTGGGAAATTTGATCACTGTCGTTGGTGCTACAATTGGTGACAAATATGAGATAATCTATTCAGGAGATGCAACTACAGTGAGTGCGGCAATTGAAACTTCATCAACATTGGTCGGCTGTTCAGCCAATTACGTATCACAGTTATTTATTTCCAATACTGGGGCTACAAGCAGAATGAACGTGACCGCTACAGCTTCTACATTCAGTTTAACTCTACAATATACGGGTACGTGGGCCACAGTAACTAATATGTATTTTAGTGTCCTTCTAGATAAAGCTTCAATATAAATAACTCCCCACAGTAACTAATATGTATTTTAGTGTCCTTCTAGATAAAGCTTC